GTAGCAACCAATCCTACATTATGACTACCAAACATGTTTACACAATTGCGAACAAGACTAGTTAGTGCTTTTGGTTTGCGACCCATGTCACCTTTCATGTTACCATCTTCAAACTGATTAACATCAGTTGGTGTCAATAACATACCAAGACTGTCAATGATAAACAAAACTTTCGGCTTGTCTGTTTCTGGCAAAACTTTATATGATTTCATAAACTCGCTGATAGTCTTTGCTACATCGTCAATCATAGCCATATTCAACTTGAGCAATTTAGTTTCGCTGGTGTCTACTCCTAGATCATGCAACCATTTTTCATCTAGTGCATTTTCGCTGTCAATTAATACAACATATATGCCTTGTTGTTGTGCATGTCGGACGAGATTTCCTGAGCAGATGAATGATTTACCTGATCCAGACTCTCCGGCAAAGACAGTAACTTTACCAAGAGGTACGCCTTTATTAAAATCACCTGATATCAAATAGTTTAAGCCGAAATTACCAGTTGAAATCCAATCAGTTGGGTCGTTATATCCTATGCTAAGTCCTTCAATAGACTTAGTAATTTCTTTCCTAAATTTTGATACATCAAACGGTTTAGCCATTGATATTCTCTCTTTCTTTATTGATTTCACGGTTCAGATATATTCTATCTGTAAACGATACTTTATCAAGCATATCGGGACATTGATCTGCCATTCTTTCCAAATCATAATCACTTGGATAATGTCGTAATGCTCCTCGTGCCCTAGCCCGAACTATGCCAGGGACCCTGGGTGTTTTACCAGGATCGCACAATTCTTCTAACAATTTTTTACCTTGCTTCATAGCCCGGTATCTTTCGTCTGGGAGTGTCATAATATTTTCCTAAAATTAGGGGCCGTGGCCCCTAATAAGATTAAGACTTGATTTGTCTAGCCTTAATAAGGGCTAAAATGTCTGCTGCTTTGTCACTTGATGTAGTTGCCGCTGCTACCGGAACTACAACTGTAGCAGGAGTGAACGATGCCTCTGCTGCTGCAACATCCTTTTCCCAAGCGGGTAGACTAGCTGGTGCGACTGCTGCAACTCGTGCTGATGACCCTGAAGGGGCGTCAATGCCCCATGGGCGATAGTATTGACCCCAGCGTTCAGGATCATATTGTTGACCGTCAACACTTGCTTCAAACATTTCCTTGATGATACGCAATTCAGCTTCTGAAGGCTTCTTGGGCAAGAAGTCTATTAGATTAAACAATCCATGTGCTTCAATTGCTGCTGCTTCTACTTCTGTCAATGCTGATTCACGGCGTGACCAATTACTAGTTGAATAATCAGCATAACCACCTTTAGAAGTTTTCTTAATTGTAAAATCAAGACCCTTAAGATAGTCAGTTGGCAATTCCATGATTTCAGGATCCATCAACCCACTCTTAATGATTGGGATAATTTGCGGACTGATAATGAATCTACGAATAGGATTCGCTGGTGTAGTGTCTGCACCAATTGGATTTTGACGAACAAAACCCTGAAACAAGTAACTACGCTTCTTCCAATATTTGTTAGCCATTTCTTTCAATGTCTCATCCTTGTACCAAGGACGAACTTCTGCTAAGATTGGGCAACTGCCATTATACATTTCCATGCATGGAACTTGTACATCAACCTTCTTCATATCAGGGTGACCTTTAACTCCATTGAATGGGAGTTTGATGATTTGTTTTTCTACCCAGAAGAATTCATTTTTACTGTCATCATCGGGCAAGAAACGAATAGAAGCTGTTGAGCCTTCGTCCATATTCCAGTGAGGATAGGCAGCGCCGTCACCTTGAGGTGAAGAGTTTTTGTTTTGGGATTTGTTGTCTTGCGCTGCGAGCCGAGCGCGGATTTCTTGGAGTGAAGCCATTTTGTTTCCTTTATATTAAGATGGTCTTTGTTTACAATTCGCTACACATAATTATGTAACTAACGAATCACAAGTATACACTACTTGTAGCGATTCGTCAAGAGTATTTATGCCAGTTATGGCAAACCTCACCTTTTAAGTGAGGTTTTTGATAAGTAATTTACCCTTATCTTCTGTGTTTCATAATCTGTAAGATACGGTCTAAGTCATCTTGCCCTTCTTTCACAATACCTTCAGTCATTTCATCTTCTTCAGATACAACAGCTTGGTCAACCGTATTGATGAAGTTTTCAGTGGCGCCAACTAAGTCACCCGGTTTAGCAGGTCCACCTGTTGGGCCTAATTGACCTACCCGCTTTTGATCAGCATCTAAATCTTCCGCCACACCTTGCTCGTCTGGTCGTTTGAAATTTGGACGAGGTGCCTTACCACTTAGGAACTTGCCAACATCAGACCAATGACCCACTACTTGGTCTTGTTTGTTCAATGCTACTATTTTATTATCTTTTTTCGTAATAGTATACCCACTACTCTTAGCCTGATCTTTCCAATCATACCAACTTGTAAATTTATCAGATTCGTTTAGTGAGCCTTCCGCCACACCTTCTTCAGGAATACCAATTGAATTGTTACTTGTTAAACTTTCCCCTTCGGCTTCTGTCAACCCATCAGCCCACTCTGCTAACTTGCTCATCTCTATGTCAACTACGGATTCAGAAACCTTCTTATGTATTCTATTCAATATTGGCATTACACTTTCAATACGCGGATCTAATGTCTCTTGTACAAATAATTCATTTAGGGTATTTTCTTCAGTTCCATCTTCCATTAATGCAGGGGTCCAACTTTCAAAATAAACATTGTATCCGCGCTTGCCAGTCATACGGCTTAATGATTCACGCAAACTTTGATAATGTGCAATACCTTCGTTCACCAATGATTGTGCTGATTCATTGAATTGACCATTGCGTGTGGCACGAACAAACCCAGCCATCTTGGTATATTCTTCACAAAGACTACCAATGTGACTCCAACGATCATCATTGACCTTGCCACCCTCAGCGATATGTCTGGCATAGACACGGGCAATACCTGGCTTCTTGGTATCAAGTAAATAGCGTTCACCTAATTGATTTTCTAGAAAAATTCGGTTGATGTTACGATAGCGTTGTTCACCTTCTTCAATAACACGGCTATGTTCAATTACAATCTTTACGGTGGGCACAGCATCACTATAACTTGACTTCTTACCTGTGGCGTAGTAACCTTCTGCTAGTTTATCTTTGTTCTTCATATGGGTCCTTCTGGCCATGTCATCTCCAACACGGTCTTTGTTTTGTGTATTAAATCCTTTAAGTCCTTTGGTCATTCTCCAAGCACTTAATTGATGTAGTAGTCCACTCCAGGTGTCATCGTAATCTAGTCCGGGTGTTTTACCATCAGGACTATCGGTTACATCATCGCCAAAATATACAGTTAATACTCTATCTTCATCTAATGTGGCATAAACAGTTCCGTAATCTTTCCCGTCTTTAGTGAATTCAAACTTGAAAATATCTGCTTCATCGGGGATAGGAGTAGCTTTGCCTTCAGCATCTAATGGTTTTGGTTTGTATTTAGAAAGTAATCTAAACAGTTCGCGGTTTAATGATTCGGTATTTGTTGGCATTTGGTAGTTTTTCTAATAGAGTATTTATCAATTTATTACGACAACACTGCAAAGAAGGGTAATGGAGCAACAAATTCTTCATGGTCTCTGACATAACTATCTAACTCAAAATGATACGAACCAAGTTCTTGAATCATGCGAATTGATAAGAGTGACGCCATTACGAGGTCATCATGGTCACCAATTTTAGCAGCATAACTACCACCATGGGCCACAAATGCTTTTAATTCACTAATAAGACTGCGACTATTTACAGTTAGTTTCTTACTTTCTATTAAGGTTTTGAACTTAGCGCAAGCGGTTAATTTACTTTTGTTTGAAGTGTTAAAGCCCTTACGCTTTTTACCGGGTTCACTTATAAATGTTCCGGGAATATTATTTTCCCCATATTCGTTTAATGACACTAATGCTGCTTCACCTATGCTGTTATTCTCCACTGAATAATACAGGTTGTTTGGTTCCCCTGTACATTCTACGATATGTTTGTTTATCTGTGCTATAAGTTTAATTTGTGTTGGGATATCCGTTTTATTGTGTTTCCATTCACCGATTTGAGTAACTGTATTTGCTTCAAAGATTTGTATTGCTGCTGGGTCATTACCTGTTCCAATACTTGGATCTAATGCTACTGTATAGATATTACCCTTTTTTGGTTTTTGATACCAACGAACTTGTCCCATTCTAGTTATAGGTTCTATACCCGACAACATCAATAATGTATTAGGATTGATAAGAGTTTCATCCGCAATAATAAATTCACAATTTATTTCCCGCTCGAACCTATCATCCCCGAGTTGTGCCCTCATTTCGTTCGCCCATTTTTCATCTCGTCCCGGTTGTTCACTCCAGTGTGCGCGGTATGCTTTGAAACCATTAACACCCAATTCAGTGGTGTTGCCAAATTCATCTTCAGTTTTGTTAGCCCCTTTCCAAATAAAAGCAAACTGATCTTCATCACTGTTTGGAGTGCTTGTAATAATCGCTTTACCACCAGTTGACAATGTTGGTGTAATAGCAGTCCAGAATTCTTTAGCAATACTTGGTCTGACGAATGCAAACTCATCAAGGTATAGTAATGTAATACTCATACCACGACCTGTGTTTTCAGTTGTTGTAGCACTTACAATGCGACTACCATTTTCAAAGTCTAAATTACCCTTGTTGTAAGTTGTAGCACCCGCTTTGATGTAATCTGGGCAGTTTTCGTAGGCGTACCTCACCCTTTGCATAATTTCCTGTGCGCCGGTGTACTTGTGTGCTGCAATAAGAATCGTGCTATCTGGTTTAAACATAGCGTACCAAAGAAGATACCCGGCCGCTGATGTGGATTTTCCTGACTGTCTTGGCATCAAACTTATACTAAATCTATAATTATGATATGTATTGATTAATCTTTTTTGATATCCATAAGGGTGATATACCATGCTACCTTTAGTAGGATGTTGTATCATAAAGAAGTTATCCATGAAGTATAGATAACCTGTGTCAGGATCACAGCATCTGATAAAGTCTTGTAATTCTTTATCATTGTTGAATTTTGTTTTAGTATAGGGGTTCTTTACTAAAGAAGGCCCGCTACCTATGTTTGCATTTTTGCTACTCATTTATTCTTTCCGAAAGGGTCTTCACCAGTAATGTGAGGTTTAGCGTACCAAAGTTTAAACCAGGCTTGATCACCTGGCTTTATATTGTTCTCACGCATGAACTGATGTTTTTGTTGATTGTCAACTACTTTGTATTCTGGTTGAACTTTATCAACACCACTCAATCGCTTTAGCTCATCAAGTGACATGTCCTTTTTAGGTATAGTGGCATTACGAACTTTTGATAGTCCGTTTTGTAACTTCGCTTGATTAAAAGGATCAAATATACTCATGATGAGTATTTATAACCTAACTTGCTTATGTTGCGGAAATATAAGTTACACGTCCGATTAAAGTAGCTGACGTACCTAATAGTCCTGTAGTCATCAACGCTATTGTATTAGTTGAACCTGTACGATCATGCCAATATAGATCCATATATGTGTTATTTGCAGCTACTAATCCTGTCACATGTGAAGGTAATACTGCGAAACTATAGTTGTCTAGTGCTCCACCTCCTGCATTAGTTTGATTAATTGCAGTCGCCGGCAAGTTACTAACACGCACTGTACCAGACACGCCAGTTACACCTGTTATCGTTATGGTGAAGAAACATGTTACACTTCTGCCGCTTTTAATATAATAACCAGTCTGAATACTATAAGTGAATGTTCCGCCACCTGTTGCAGTTAATGTAGGGACCCAGGTAGTAACTGTCTGTGCTGTACTGCCCGAAATACCACTAATATCGCTCCAACTTAAAGCTCCCGTTCCATTCGTTATCAATGCATAATTAGCAGTGCCGCCGGTAATATGAACATTAGCATTTGACCCTAATGCTACATTACTTGCTGTAGTTAAATTAACTATTCCACCGCTAGTTAATCCAGTAAGTGTACCGACACTTGTAATATTTGGTTGAGCATTAGTGTATACTGTACCGGCAATCAATGCATTAGCAACCTGACCGGTGACATTAGCACCTGCTACACTATTCGCTGTTGTTGCAAAAGTTGCTAGTCCAACTGCACCAGTGACATTAGCACCAGGGATAGCAGTCAACCCAGTTGCTGCTCCGTAATGGGTACCAGTTAAATTAGCACCCGAGATGTTACCCGTCACTGCCAATGAGGATAGAGTACCGACGCTTGTAATATTTGGTTGTGCAGCAGTAGTTACCGTACCTGCTGTAGTAGCTGAACCAGCTGTCGCTACAGATAGATTAGCTACCTGAGTAGTTGAAGTTACAGTAAACGGAGCAGTACCAGTTGCTATATTAGAAACTAAACGAGTACCAGTGATAACCCCACTAGAATTCAATGAAGTCAATGTCCCAACTGAAGTGATATTTGGTTGAGCATTAGTATATACTGTACCTGCTACTAATGCATTAGCAACCTGACCGGATACATTAGCACCTGCTACTGCGTTGGCTGTTGTTGCAAAAGTTGCTAGTCCAACTGCACCAGTGACATTAGCACCTGCTACTGCGTTGGCTGTTGTTGCAAAAGTTGCTAGTCCAACTGCACCAGTGACATTAGCACCCGCTACTGAGTTTGCTACTGCGGCGTAAGATACCTGACCGGTAACATTGGCTCCGGTAATACTAGTCAATCCACTACCGTTTCCAGTAAATACACCTGTGTTCGCGGTAAATGCAACTGCGGTAACTGTTCCATTAACACCAAGTGATGTTAGTGTTCCCAAGCTAGTGATATTTGATTGTCCTGCAATGGTTACGTTACCGGCATATGCAGCATAGTTAGCATTTGCGACTGTACCGGTGATATTTGCCGCGCTGACATTAGCCCAACTTAGTACACCACTGCCATTAGTAGTTAAGAATTGTCCGTCTGTTCCACCAGTGATGCGTACATTAGCAACAGTACCTAAACTTACATTGGGACCGGTAAAATTAATATTACCCGTAGCATTTACATTGTTAGCAGTTACTAATGTGTTTGAAGTGACATTATTAGCAATTACATTTCCACCAACTGATACTGTATTAGCTGTACTTAAATTACCACCGGTGATATTACCGGTGGCTTGAATAGTTGTAGTAGTTGATAATGCTGTAAATTGAACTGTGTTAGCAGTACCAACTGGTTGCCCTATTGCTATTGTGTAATTACCAGAACTTGGTGTTACTGTCACTCCAGTGCCTGCTGTAATGTCATTTACATTAGCAGTCAAGGTAACAGTGCCACCAAGATTGATTACACCACCACCGGATAATCCTGCACCAGTATTAACAGTGACAGTTGAGTTGACCAGCTTGCTGTTTACAATGGACCCGGCACTTAATGCATTAGTCACATCTCCGCTGGTCAATGTTACTGCACCTATGCGAGTATTGAAACTAGTGACTCCCACAGCACCAGCAGCTACTTTTTGCCAAATTGTTCCGTTGTATACTGCTTCATCGCCAATAGCAAATGTGATTGAGCCGCTACCAAGGTCTTGAGTGCCAGCCACTGATACAATATACAAATCGCCAGCGGTGCCTGTTCCATCTGCCAAGGTAGGAGTATTGGTAAGGGCATCCCATGTGCCTAAATAAACGGGGCCGCCTGATGGCAGATAGATAGTATCAATCTTGGTTAACGCATTAAGTGGCACCACACCAAGTGCAGCACCTTTTTCACTTGTTGGGATACCTGCATCAGTTTGAATATTCCCACTTGGGAATTTTAAGCCTGCATTTTGTATTAATGTGGTGCCTGTATCACCAGCTATACCTATTACAATATCTTGTGATGAATCAGTTGAACTAAGTCCAGATTGAGTTAATTGTGTATTACCTACTTGAAGTGCATCGATGGTAGTGTCAAATAGCATAACTCCGGTGTCTAGCGACATTGAACCAGTAGTGCCTAAAGTAGTATCCTGTATATAGATACCGGCGTTTCCAAAATATGCACCAATCCAACGATTATTGATGTTGCCCAAACTGTATATATTATCAATAGTTGGTAGTAAGTTACCTGTTAAGTTGATGCCGCCCAAACCAAAGTCTGCTACTAATCCAATATTTGCTACATCGGTGCCATTTGGAGTAGCCCACATTTGTATTTTACTACCATTGTTTGCTGCTGATTGATTTTCAGTAGTAATAAAATCTATTCTTGCAGTAGATACAGTAGGCCATCCGGTGACAGTATCTCCTACATAAGGGGTAGATGCTATCCGACTTACAATTTGATTAATTGCTACTGGTGTGGGTGCTGCTGATGTGCCGTTATATCTACGACCAACATATGCGGCGTAACTTGCTGCACTGTCGTTGTATATACGACTTGGAATTGATTGTTGACCAGTTTGATGTAATAATACACCATAATTTTGCGGAGCTACTTCACTACCATCTGAACTACCTATAATATTAACACTACCTGAAATATTTTCAGGAG